GCCCGCCGCGACCGACCAGATGCTGTCGTCGATACCGCTGGCTTCGTCGAACACCAGCATGACCCCAGCGAAGTTGTGGACGCCCGCGTAGGCGTCAGGGTTCTCCGCCGACCACAGCCGCCCCTCAACACCCCAATACCGGGTGCCCATCTTGAGGTCGCGCTCCACCAGTTCCGTCAACCACTTGGCCGGCATCAGCCGCGTGGCGCTGACCTCGAACCAGTGGCTGTTGAGCGCCATACTGAGCCACTTGGTGATTTCCGCCCATGTGATCGACCGAAGCTGCGCCTCGGAGTTGGCAGACACGATGGTTGTGCTGCCAATCCGCGTGGTCAGCATCCAGATGACCAGCCAGGATACAAGCGCCGACTTGCCGATCCCGCGGCCGGATGAGGTCGCCATCCTGAGCGTGTCAAAGTCAACCTTGCCGTTGTTCTGCTTCACATGGTCGGCGATGCGCTGCAGCACCTCGCGCTGCCACTTGCGCGGACCGTCGAACTTCTCCAACGGCGTCCCCGGCTGACCCCACGGAAACACGAACATTACGAATTTGAAAGGGTCGTCCTTGATGGCCGGCGTCCACAACCGGCTCATCAACTCCATCTCGTCGTCGGCGCTATACCGTGTGGTCTGCATCTGCTGCCTGTTCGATTACGCGCGGGTCTGGTTGGGCAACCTCGGCCACCCCTTCGATGACGCGCCGCTGGGCCTCTTGCAGCGCAGACGTGATGGAGATGGTCTGGTTGACCTCGACCGACACGGCCTGCTTGGCGACCCAGCCGTGGACGTGCTTCAGCACATCCAGCGCGGCCTTGGCGTCGCCGGCGCGGGCGGCGTCATGCAGCACCTTGGACATTTCCATCTCGCCGTCAGCCCGGCCCTTCTCCGCGGCCAGCGCCGCCAGCGGGTCGAACTCGCACAGCGCGCGGTATTCAGCCGGCGTCATGCCGGAGGCGAGCGCCAACGTCTCACCACGCAATCCGTTACGCGCGGCGTGATAGATGGCTTCAAGCCGGGCCTCGGTAGCCTGCAACTTGCGCGGCTCATAGGGGAGCGAAAAGATTGCCATTGGGCGGTTGTAGCAGATTGCGTAGCGTGGATGCAAATTAGGTTTGCAAATAAAAAAAAATTGTTTGCGGACCCTCCGTGACTGTGACGGGTCGGCCGCCGGCCCCCCTCCCCCCGGCTCTCCGCAAACCGCGCCCTGCCGCGCCCTGCCGCGCCCTGCCGCGTGGTGCTGGTGTGGTGCTGGTGTGGTGCTGGTGTGGTGCGGGTGTGGTGCTGGTGTGGTGCTGGTGTGGTGCTGGTGTGTTGCTGGTGTGTTGTTGGTGTGAAGGGTTCTGTTACCATTCAGCAAGCGCGCCAGGCGTAACAGGTTTTGTTACTCGGCAATATCGGCAAAATAGGTCACGCCAAAAACATCGCGCCAGCGCGACACGCGCCAGCTAGCTGCCATCGCAATGCGTAATAGAATTTAGTGTGAAGCTTGGGGCGGGATACGCGGGGCTATGGGGGCGATAGGTCAAATAGGTCATCTAGGTCATGGGAAAAACAGTCGCTACCGCTCGACAGTCTATAGGCTACTATATTAGCGTTAACTAATATATTAACACACTTGCATTGTATATTATAAGGTATAACCTAGAAAGCCCAGGAAAACCGAAAAAAGCTTGTATTTCCAGCTACATAAGCCGCCGGGCCATCACCTTGGCCTAGGCAAGCGCAAACCCTACCGATTTCTCGCTTTTTTCATCCCGCATTACAAAAATGTAATGCTTCAGATTCTAGGTTGCCTTATTCTTGCCACAATTAGCCTGTAAAAGAATTTGCATCGGTCAAATCGATGACCTATTTTTCGGAGGGAAAAACTATGCAGCATTGGGATACAATTTGGTCTTTTGAGACGGCGCGCTTTCGCGTCACGTGTGACGTGACGCCAGAAGATACCGACCCGGCGGATTGTTTTGACAACGACGACGACGTTGAAATGGTGCGCTCTGGCGCGGTGGATTGGTTCACGGCGCGCTTGCGCGTGACGTTAGACGGCGCGGAGATTGCGACGGATTACCTAGGCGCGTGCGCTTATGCTTGCGCGGCAGATTTCGCGCGCAAAGACCGCGACGGGTACTTTCGCGACATGGTGCGGAGCGCCATTGCAGACGCGCGCCGCGCCTTGGCCGATATGCCCAAAATGCGGAAGGCCTAACATGTCAAACAATCTATTGCCCGATGCGGGCATTTGCGCTTTCTTTCTGGCGCTATTCGTTTGGCTTCTAGTCTTTTGATCTTGGTTAGCTTCGGCGATGGCAGGCTTGCTTGCCATCATCCAAGCCAATCATGGCTTGAGTGAGAGGGAAAACGACAATGGAAAGCCTATTCGAACAATTTGCTGGCGCTGATCTTGACCGCTTGGCCGAGTGCATCAAGGCGATACGCAAGGCCGGGCTGCAGACCAGCAAACACACTCAAGCCGGGGTTAACCAATCCTCTGGCAATGTTTGGGTTTGGGACGAGGACTGGCAGGGCTGCGTTGCGTGTTCAATCGGCTTCAACGTGTTTTGGGTTCATTCCTGCCCTGAATGTGGGGAGGAATATGAGTTTGCCGACTATGACGACCTGCAAGACTATGTGGCCGAGCATGACGGCCAATGCGAGGCCTGCGTTGAAGCCAAGGCGGAGGCGTGAACCATGACACACACTGATGAAACCCTACTAGACGCCATTCTCGCGCGGCCTCACCTAGTCGCGCGGATCGTCGCGCTTCACGCGCCACCAGCCCCGACCCGCGTCAAGCCGCGCGGGTCTAAGTTGCCTGCGCTTGGGGCTACGGCCAAGCAACGCGCTGCCTTTCTGCGCCTATCGCCGGAGCGGCAGGCGCATGTGGCCGCGTGGGAAGCATGGCGCGCGGCTTGGAAACTCTGGCACTACTTTGGGGCAGCGCATCCGGGGCCGGAGCCGATTGATACAACCTCGCCAGAAGCCATCGACATGACGCGGCGCATCGCAGACTTGGACGCAATGCAGATTGACGCCGAGTATCGCCTGTCTGTCCGGTGGGGCGGCGATATCGTCGCCCGCGACATCGCGCTGAGGGAAAGCATGAAGATATTTCGCTCGCGCTACGCTTCGGACGAGGATCACGCTGCCGCCGTCCGTGCGTTCTTGGACGCGGAGAGCGACATCGCGCGCAAGGCGGCCATGGCGCGCGCGCAAGCCTCACTCGCCAATGTATGACTAGGCAGGGCGCCACGGCGCCCCGCCCTCGCAAGGCGCCCATGGGGCGCCCTGCGACGGCGCTATTGCCGAACATGAGAGGGAAAAACCATGCCTTTATTCGTTGTGTATCTAGAATATGACCGCACCATCACCATGCGCGCGACGCTGGAAATAGACGCTGCCGACGAGGCCGAGGCCAAGGCGCGCGCTTTTGAAGAACATTATGAAGGCGAAGCGTATTTTGAGGAAGTGCCCTATTCTTATGACGACGGCGTTATCGAAGCCACGGCGCGCTTGGCAGAGGAAGCCTAGACCATGACGCGCATTTATCTAGTCTATTCCGACGACGAGAACGGCAACGATATGAGCCTTGTAGTGGAAGCGCACAACCCCATTGAGGCGGTGCGCCTCTGGCGCAACGATTGGGACCTGACCACGGACGTGAAGCCTGCCGCCGTGTTCGAGATGCCAGACCGGACAGGCCGCCCGGCGGTGCATCAATGGGCGAGCCTAGACCGGGGAGATCGCAACCAATGGTAAAGAAAATTGGCTTGTTCTGGTATCTGGTAAACGCCCCCGGCGGAGCGTTCCATGGCATCCCATGGCCAACCAAGGCCGACGCTGACGAGATACTGCGCGCCGTGCTGGCGCAGCATGAAAGGGCCGCCCCATGCGCGTCTTAATAGCCTGCGAATACTCCGGCGCCGTGCGGGACGCGTTCCTTGCGCGCGGGCACGACGCCCTATCCTGCGACTTGCTGCCAAGCGAAGCGCCCGGCCCCCACTACCAAGGCCCGGTGCAAGACATCTTAGGCGATGGGTGGGATTTAATGATCGCGCACCCGCCATGCACCCATCTGGCTGTGAGCGGTGCGCGCTGGTTCAAGGATAAGCAGGCCGAGCAGGCCGAGGCGCTGGCCTTTGTCCGCCTGCTGCTGACCGCGCCCATCCCGCGCATCGCGCTGGAGAACCCGGTTAGCATCATATCTAGCCGGATCAGAAAGCCTGATCAGGTAATCCAGCCATGGCAATTTG